CTTTATCTTTTTATAAAGTATTAATCAGTGGCGTATGCCTCTTTGATGAATTTTGTAAAAAAACAGCTAAATCCACTGAGGGCAAAAAAAAGCTAACTAAAATATATTCCTTTATGAACTATATGGCAGAGAATAACAATAGTCTGCCAGAAAGTAAATTTAACTCTATTAAAAACAAGCAAAAAGTATTTGGCTACGAATTTAAAGAGAAAGATATAAGAATTTATGTTTTGAAGAAAGACCCCAACGTATATATTGTTTTAGGTGGGTATAAAAAAAATCAAAACTCCGATGTAGATACTCTCCTAGATATTGTTGAGACTAAGGATTTAAATGAATTTATTACACAGTTGCACCTACAACAAAGCAAAAAAGATGAATAATATGAAATATCAAGACTTAATAAAGACTCCTGAATATTGGACAACAAAGATTCAACTAGATTTATTCACGAAAGTTGAAGAATACATGAAAAATAAGGGGATAAATAGAACACAATTAGCAAAAGAATTAAATGTGTCTAAGGGTTATATTACCCAAATATTAAATGGAGATTTCGATCATCGGATTTCTAAGCTAGTAGAATTAGCTATAGCTATTGGATATTACCCGAATATTCAATTTAAAAAAGATACAGATGAGACTCTTGATAAACAGAGAGTATTAGAAAATGTATTCCAACAATTAGATTCAATTGAACATTATGGATTTATTTGCTCCAAAAAGCAATCACAAGATATAGGGTCATTCTCTAGTTCAAATATATTAGAGATTGCTCATGATAAAAAGAACTCATTAATAGCATGAAAGAATAAAAAAAGAAGGCTAAAAAATCTATTTTAAAACTCGAACAATTTATTGTGCTTAAATCTTCATTAAATATAAATCCTTTCGCTGAAGATTTAAAATTTAATGTAAGAGAATACTTGGAGAATCTTCCAATAGATATTGATTTTGATGTTATGAATTCTCCTAGAGCAGATACTGAAGATAAAGAATTCTATATGGCATCTGTTAAGATAAGCATAAATGAAGAAAATCAAGAAGGATACAGTATTGTCGTTGAGGCTGCAGGGTTATTCTCTTTTTCGCAGGATAAAATGCCAAGTGAAGCAGAAAAGTCAGATTTAGTCCTTTCCGGAATAAACATTACTATTACTAGTATTAGAAATTATATTACAACAATTACGACATTTAGTCCATTTGGTCAATATATACTTCCAACCATTGATATGAATGATTTATTTACGCAAAAGAAGGGAAATGAAAAATAGATACTTAAATAGATTTTCTTTATGAATCCGGGCAATTCTGCTCGGATTTTTTATTTCAGTTTATATATTATATCGAATGGGTGATTTTTGGTTTAGATGTAGTCGGTTTGTAATGCATTTAAAGAGTTCGATTCTCTTATCATCCGCAAAACTATTTTGATGGAAAGGGTATCTGAAAGCAAACATTGCTTTAGTTGCAAATAAGACGTGTTTGTTTCGGAAGTAGCTAATTCGATAGGATGCCCGTGGATATAATAACAGGAGTTACAGAAATGTGCCTCCTGTTTATATTTTACCATAAAAACCTATGCCACCAATCAAAAGCATATTAGATAAATACAAGGATGATTTCGGCCAAGTTGTCAGCAAGCTATGCGTTGACACTATCGAAAACCGCAGGCCCGTTGAATACAAGGAAGAATATGACGGGGAGCGCAGAAGAAGGAAGGCATCTGTGGGATGGCGGGAAGCCAAGCGTCTTGAACAATATTCGGAAACTCTGACAGATAAGGACGGCAAGCCAGTAAGGCTGGATGACAAGGTTGTTGAGGTTGCCCGGATCGTGACAAACTTCCCCCGTAAGCTTGTCAGGACGGATACAGCGATGATGTTCGGGGGCGATATGATGGTGAGCGCAGATAACCAGGACGAGGGATTCGCCGAGTTTAAGCGTGTCTGGACCCGTGTACTCGGAATGCAGGACGTTCTCATTGAGTTTACCGAGAAAGTACTATCCGAAACCAAGGCGGCCATCCTGTTCTACCCAACCATATACGAGCATTGGAGCGGCAAGTCAACATCTGAACTGAACTGCAAGATCTTAAGCCTTCCGCAAGATACGGATACAGTCTTTGAGTTTTACCCGCATTTTGACAATGGGAAAATGGACGGGTTCATACATCGGTACCAGGTGCTGGATGATGAAAATATGCTTCGGGAACAAGTGCTGATCCTTACCAAGGAGAAGTTTATCACGGCCACACAGACAAGCGGAGATTGGCAGATAGCAGAACAGCAGAATATCTGGGGATTGCTTCCGGTGGTGTATGCAGAGGTGTTCGAGCCAGCATGGGATGAATCGGCCTCTACGCTTGATGCGCGGGAAATGAGGCTCTCCCGGATGGCCGACACAAACGACTATTTCGCCGAACCCATCATGAAAGTGTTTGGCGAGACCAATTTGCCGGGGAAAAACACCGTTGGTAAAGAGATCCAATTCCCCCAGAAGGTTGACCTTGATTCAGGTAAAGAATATCACGGCGATGCTGATTTCCTCTCGTGGCAGCAGTCAATCGATTCGGTGGTGAAAGAACTTGAAACGAATAAAAGCGAGATGTTTGCCGGTGCATCGTTGCCGGACCTATCATTTGACAACCTGAAAGCGATCGGCAACCTATCTGGAGTTTCCCGCCGTTTTATGATGCTCGATGCCGAGATAAAGGCAAAAATAAACCTGCGCACTTTTCGACCTGCACTCATGCGCTGTGTGACTATCGTGACCGCTGGAATAGCAAACATCACCAACATCAAATACAAGCAGCAATTGGCCAACAACTGGATCACCGTTCAGTTTGAATCGATACTGCCAAAAGATCCGGTCGAAGAAGCGCAAGTTCTGTCATTGGCCAACGGAGGAAAACCCTTCAATAGCCAACAGACGGTCGTGTCCAATTCTCCGCTCACTCCTCCCGGTGTATTTCCCTAACTTTTTCGGGATCAAGCAAAAGACATCCCTGAAATGGGAAACCCTCGTGGGGGAAAAGGGCGCTCCGGTCGTTGCCGACGTCATCAGCTTCGATTCCTCGGCTCCGCAAAAGACGCGCGAGGTAATCAGCAAGCTTTCGGGGGATATCCCCAAGACAGCAGTCAAGCGGGGAATGAACGAAAGCGAGTACAACGAGTACTTACAGCTTCAAAACGATGCTGCGGGTGATGCCCAACAGATGGAGGTGCTGAACCTTGCCTTCAAGGACCAGGACTTCGTTTACAATTCCGTGCGCGCCCGTTTCGAGTGGTGGTGCATGCAGTTGATGTCAAAGGGCGGATTCCACTTAACGGCACAAAACAACAACGGTATTGTGACAGCTGAATTTGTTGGATGCGGAATGCTTAATGCCAACAAGAAGGTTTCGTCTGCGGATTGGGCCAACACAGCTACTGCGGATGGCTTGCAGGACATCGATGATGTGATAACCGCCGCCTCTGCCGATGGAGTGAATATCAAGTATGTCATCATGCACACGGCCGATTTTGCCCTTTTGAAGAAACAAAAGGCGACAATCGACAAGATCAAGGCATGGATAAACCAGACATCCAAGATCATTGTCACCAAGACAGTGATCAACGAATATCTGGCCGAGCAAGAAATCCCCGTGCAGATCGTGACCATATCGCCGGCAGTTCGAGTGGAAACAAAGAACCATCGCCGTACAACGGTAAACCCCTGGGAACGGAAAAGGATTTGTTTCTTGGAAGACTTGAACGTGGGTGACATCCAGCACGGTCCTATCGCTGCCGAGAACTCCGCTTCGATCCAGAAGAAAGCCATCATGGTAAAACAGGATTTCGTCCTTATAACTAAGTTCTCCACGGAAGAACCGTTCAAGGAATGGACAAAAGCCGAAGCCAACGCCTTCCCCGTGGTAAATGATCCGGATGCGATGTACATCCTGAAAGCCGACGGTGCCGCATGGGCTGACAACGAGGACACGGAAGGCACGGACAGCGTTCCGGCTCTATTCCTTGGCGAAGAGGTAGATGCTGAATCAAACAAGGTA